GTTACGGCGATTAGATGGACAGATGCAGGTATTGGTTACACTGTAGGCGATACTCCTACTATTACGATTGCTGCTCCAGATACAGGTGCATTTGGAGATTATGCTGTAGGTGAGACTGTTACAGGTTCAGCAAGTAGTACAACAGGTGTAGTTAATAGTTGGAATTCTAGCACAGGTGTTTTAGAAATTAAGATTGTTGATGGTACTTGGACGAAGGGAGAAGACCTCGTAGGTGAGAATGCAACTAGAGAGATTAGAGTAATAAACAAAGATGATCTGGTAACCCCATTTGCTGATAATGATAATATTGAGGATGCTGCAGATGACATATTAGACTTCTCTGAGAAGAACCCATTTGGAACACCCTAAATAGAGCTAATAGTAGTGTTGAGTAATGTTTGAGTATTTTTACCACGAAATATTAAGAAAAACCATTATTTCTTTTGGTACTCTTTTCAATGGAATGGAGATCAAGCATACCAATAGTGATGATGACGTGGAAAGTGTTATTCGCGTTCCATTGGCATATGGTCCTACTCAGAAATTCTTAGCACGTCTTGAGCAATCTCCAAATCTCAATAAGTCAGTTCAAATTACATTACCTAGAATGTCATTTGAATTTATTGGAATGCAATATGATCCTACTCGTAAAGTAACAACTACTCAGACATTCTTATCTCCTCAAAGTAGTTCTAAATCTACAAGTAAGAAAACTTATATGCCAGTTCCTTATAATATGAATTTTGAACTGAGTATAATGTGTAAGTTAAACGATGATGCCTTACAAATTACTGAACAAATACTTCCTTATTTTCAACCAGCATATTCTTTATCGGTTGATTTAGTATCAACCATTGGAGAAAAGAGAGATATTCCTGTTACGTTAGAGAATATCACAATGGATGATCAATATGAGGGTGATTTCAGTACAAGAAGAGTATTGTTATACACTTTAAGATTTAGTGCAAAAACATATCTATTTGGACCTGTTTCCTCTACTTCTACCGATCTTATCAAAACTGTTCGTGTTGGTTACATTGCTGCTGATGACTCTAGCAAGGATTCTAGAACTGGTTCTAGAGATCTTACCTATAAGGTTACTCCAAGAGCAACGAAGAATTATGATGATGTTATTGCAACTAACTTAACTAATGATATAAGTATTGAAGATGTTACCTTTGATGTCACTGATGGAACTCAACTTGTAGAAGATGGTTACATTATCATTGATAATGAATCAATGCTGGTGGAGAAAATCACCACTAACCAAATACAGGTTAAGAGAGGTCAAGATGGCACTACAGCTGCTACCCACGTTGCGGGTGCTGGTATTGGTACTATAACTTCTGCTGATAATGATCTTATTGAAGTTGGTGATGACTTTGGATTTGATGGAACTTATGTATGACGAAACAATTAGACAAAGCATTTAATATTGCTCCTACTGCCACTGAGGTTGTTGTAGAGAAAACCGAAGCTGTTGGGATACAAAAACCTAGTAGACTGACGCAGGATGATATAACCAAAGATTATGAGTACACAAGAGGCAATTTATACTCTATCATTGAAAAAGGACAAGAAGCAATTAATGGAATTCTTGAACTTGCTCAAGAGAGCGAAATGCCTAGAGCATACGAAGTTGCTGGACAATTAATCAAGAGCGTCTCTGATGCTACTGATAAGTTAATGGATCTTCAGAAGAAATTAAAAGATGTAGAAGAAGAGACAAAACCAAAAGGACCTAATACAGTTAATAATGCACTCTTTGTAGGATCAACTGCAGAACTTGCAAAGATGATAAAAGAAAGTGACCTTAGTAGTTCTTCTAAATAAGATAGGGAGAGAAATCCCGAAGTACATAGGTTACTAATAGAATGTCGGATCAACTACCGTCAATTGATGATTTTGCTGAAGATAACAGTAATTTACCATCAGCTGATGATATTATAAAAGAAGAAAATTTACCTTCAGTTGAGGAGTTTATAGTAGAAGAACCTACTATGAGAGCAAATGATCCTGGACAAGAAGGAGGTTTTGGTTCTGCAGGTCCGCATGATCCATTAGAGGAAGAAGAGGAAGAAGAAGATAAAGAAGATCTTACAGAAGTATTACGTTTAATTAATGACTTAAGAAGGGATATTCCAGATATTCCTGAAATTAAGTATTATGATGAAGAATTAAAACAACTTGCTGAACAAGTTGAGGAAATTAGGGATAATATTCCTGAGGTAAAGGATTATGATCCTACTGTAGAAGCAATATGTGAACAGATTGATCTTGTAAGGGAAGATATTAAAGGTCTTCCTGAGGTTAAGTATTATGATGAACAAGTAACCTTAATTGAAGATAGAATTGATAATCTTCAAACCGAGGTAACTAATTTACCTGAAGTAAAATATTATGATTCTGAGATAGAAGCGATATGTGAAGCAATTGATAAAGTTAGATCAGAAATTCCTGTTTTCCCTAAATGGGTTAATGAAGTTAATGAGGTTCCTGATTTTACTTGGATTGGTAAAACCTTTAGTGTAATTGATGATGACTTCATTAAGGTAGGTGATAATATAAAAACTCTGAAGGATAGGATTGATCAAGATATTGAGCATCTTACAGAAGATTTAGATGCTAAGGATTTTGAGAAAAAAGTTGAAATTAAAGAATTAAAAGAGCATGTAGAGGAAACAAAAGAAAAAATATTTGAAGAGTTAAAAGAAACTGCTATAAGAATTTGGGAACATCATGATCGGTTTAAAGATGATGATAGAAAGTTAAAGAAATTTGTATTAGGAAAATTTGAAGTATTACGTCAAAATGTTACTGAACAGGTAGAGGAATTTAATACTAAAAATATTGAAGCACAAAATATCATTACAGATTCTCTAAGAGAATACTTTGATAGTCTAAAAGAAGAAATTGGTAACCTTCCAGAAGTAAAATATTATGATAAAGATGTTAAAGGTCTTAGAGATGATGTATCTCAGTTAACTGAGAAATATGATGATAATGCTATTAATATTAAAGAGCTTTATAGAATTGTTGAAGACCTTCAAGAATCTCAGAATTTCTTAAAAGAAGATCTCACTGATAATCCACCTACTTATACTGATCTTGGTGTATCCAAAGATCCTCTTGCACCTTTAGATCAAAAATTTGCAACTTTAAAAGATCTTTCAGAACACTATAGATTATTTGTCAACCGAGTGCAAACTCAGATGGCATCCATTGGTGGAGGTGGTGCAGTAGATCTACAATATCTTGATGATATTGCAGGAATTGCAACTAATGTTAGTGCCTATGATGGCATGTTCTTAACGGTTGATGTTAATCAAACTGGACTCAATGCCGGAAAGAAATTTAAGTTTGCAAGTGTAGCGGCTGGAAGTACAACCTGGACTACAGATTCTAGTAGTGACATTTATACCTTACAGAACGTTGGTATTGCTACTACTGCCAGAGTAGATTATTCTTTATATGTTGGTAAACCAAAATCAGGAACTGCTACAACAGATGTTGTTGCATATTTTGATGGTGATATTTCCGTTGCAGGAACTATCTTTAAGGATAATGTAAAGAATGTTGATTCTATTGGTATTATAACTGCCAGAGATGGAATCATTGTTGAAACTCAAGGTGTTAGCGTTACTGCTGGTATTGTAACGACTCCATCTTTGCATGTTGGTACTGGTGGAGCAGTTATTAATGCTACTAATGCTACATCTAAGGTTGGTATTGCAACTACAAATCCTAATGCAACATTAACAGTCGGTGCGGTTGGTGCATCTGGAACAAGTCTTTTCGTTCATGGTGATGCAAGAGTTGTTGGTATTCTTACAGTAGGTAGTGGTTCAGTCACTATTAATGGTACTAGTAACAAAGTAACAGTTGGTACTGGAATTACTTTAGATTCGGCTTCTGGTATCCAGGTTTCTGGTGCTATGACTGCTACTTCATTTGTAAGTAATAGTACTACTGAAGCATTTTATCCTCCTGTTGTAACAACTACACAAAGAGATGCAATGTCTGTTACTCAGGGTGCTATGGTCTTTAATAGTACAGATGGAAAATTGCAAGTTTATAATGGATCTTCTTGGCAGACACTACCAGGTATGACTTTAGGACTCACTGTTGCATTGGATGGTTAATTGTGAAATCTTTTAAAGAATTTCTTAAAGAAACCCCTCCAACTAATTGGACAAATTCTACTTCTACTGTTCCAGGATTTAGTTCAAGTGCTGAAGCTCCTGTTGCTGGTTATGATCCTAAATTATTTAAAGATCCTGTTGATGATGATTTATTATCACAGGATTATCAAACTCCAGGACAATCTGGATTGGCAAAATGGAGATTTTCTACCATTTGGCCTGTTTCGCATCTAACTATGTCGGGTATAGATGCAATGGTTAATGCGTCAAACGAGTATGTAAATCTCATGGATAAAAATACAGAGGTAAGGATTAAGAAAAATTTCTCCAGATTTATGGGAGAAGCAAAAGAAGCAAAGAAATGTCCAGATGGGCAGTATTGGTGCTATACTGATAAGAAGTGTAAAAAAATTCCTCGTGGATACCATATAGGTAGAAGCGGATACTTAGCACATGGAAATGGTAATGGCAATGGTGGCAATGGTAATGGTGGCGGCGGCAACGGCGGCGGTGGTAATGGTGGTGGAGAATGATAAATAGCACTTTATAATGTAAAAATGCCACAACAAACTATTAAGTTTACAATTCGACAAGATGGCACTGTAACTGAAGAGGTTATGGGTGTTGTTGGTAACGACTGTGAAAATCTCACCAAAAGAATTGAGGAGAGATTAGGAGTAGTTGAAAGAGTCGAACACAAACCAGAGTATTACGAACAAAAACAAACAACTGAGGAAAATGTCTCACTTCACATGCATCAAGACCCAAATTAAAGAACGTCCTTATTTGATTGAGGCACTTGAGATCATGGGTCATGACGTTCAAGAGAATCAAGTGCTGACTATCAATAATCCATCTCATGCAACAGACCATCCAGATTTCCATGCAGAAGTTGCTATCAGGAATGATATTGGATTTCGTCTGAATAAGAATACAGGAAATTATGAGTTAGTTGCTGAACTTGATACTTGGGATTTAGATGTTCCTGTAAGCAGATTTATTGAAAAAGTAACCCAACAGTATGCAAGAATGACCCTTTATGGAACTGTTAAAGAAGAAGGGTTTGAAGTGGCAGAGGAGTGGGAAATGGATGATAATTCTTTAGAATTGACTGTAACACGTTGGATTTCCTAAATATTAGTGTGAAGTTATCTAAATTTAATGAAATCTTTCAGACAATACTGTAAAGAAGATTTGACCATCGAGGATGCTGACGGTAAACTTTATGCCGAAGTAATTGACATTATTAAACCGGAACCAATTAAAGTTCCTAAATCCAATATTAAATACGAAGATCCTATAGAAGAATCTACTCGTATTCGCTCAACAGTAGGACAGATAATTACTGTTATGTTGGCTTGGAGGGGAAGTAGTTACAACATTCAAATGTTTTTCCCACAAGTCTCTAAACCATCCCGCAAACAAGTACAGGATCAGTTGCA